ACCCATACCGTCAGCATCATTCGCAGACCGCTCACAAATAACGAGAGAGAATAAACAGGTTAAGTCGCAAGGTGATTTAAGGACAGAAAAAACCCGTCTTCAACGGAAATTGAAGGGGTCGGGTGAATTATCTTCTAACAATACTATAAAAGGCGGAAGTATGGATAGATTACGAAAACTATTGGACGCACATCCCGTTAGTAGTCAAGACACGAAAAAGAACGAGCAGGGATATAGCAGAGAGGCAGAACGCTCGCTTTTGAATACGGCAGACGCACGCTATAATAAGCAGGTGTATCAAAATGAAGTCAGGGGTGCGAACCTTTACGAGCAGTCGCAGATGCCTCCGTCCCCTGCTGATGTAGGCGTTTCATTCAAGATAGGGTCTTTTGTCAATAAATTATCACAACTTTTAGGTTTTAAAACCGATTTGTCGCAACAATTACAAACTCTTTTATCACTATCAACCACTCCCAGTCCAGTAAGGTTAATTCAAGATGCTCGCCTGATTAGCGTGAGTGCGGACTTTTTCAAGATGACGGATATTATTGCGACCTATAATGAACTGGTGAATTATATTCAACTTTACGCTCCACAGATGACAATCAATAGCGATTTTGCGACGGGTGTGAATACGACATATCTCTTACCCCTAATCCAACTTTTGAAACAAACAGGACAAATCTATTTGAGTTCTTTTAATGCTGTGCCTGAAGGAGCAAGAGGTTCAGCACCAGCACGAAGGGCATTTGAGGCATTTAGAAATGGAGCATCAGCAGGTTATTCAACGGTGATGCTTATGGCGGACAACCTGAATAACGGTATTTACTCAAATGTAAGCAAGAAAGATGTAGAACGATATGAAGAAGGAAAGCAGATTAAAACACAAGTATTCGGCAGAAATCCTTTGCCTGTTGCTCCTGCTCCTCTCCCTCCTGCTCCTTTACAACCGATAGTACCGCCCGGACAACAGGGACAAGACCCTAACGCACCACCTCAACCAGCACCAGTTGGACCACCAGCACAACAAGGCGATTTTGCCGACGCACAAGAGTTAGTTCGTGCTTACGCACAAGACCGACAACAACAGGGTCTCGCATACGACCAAGTATTAAATACTCGTCGTTTAGGTAATGCGGGTAATTTAATTGCCGATATTCGCTCAATTGCGAACCAAGCAACAAATCAGCGTATTTCAGGCAACTCAATCAAGACCGCTTTGCCTATTATTCGTGCGGAACTTGTAGCACAGGCACAAGCACAGCAAGGACAAAGACCACCGTCTCCTGTTGGACCACAACAACCCGCACAGAGACAACCTTCAGTCCCTCGCCGACCACAGAGACAACTTGGGGCAGTAGAACAAGCATACGCTAATGACGGAGGCACAGACCGAAATCAAAATGCGAACTATGTCTTACGCCCTGTCCCTGAACTTGACGGTATAGAGAATACGGATGTATGGAATACATACACGAATTTAGAAGATACGGAAGGTAGAGCAATCGCACCAGCAGAACACAGATTACTATTTGATGCGTTGCCTCCTGCCCTCATATCCAAATTGCGTCGTCAGCAACCCGACGGTAGTTTTGATTTGGACGCAGATACAGCATCACAGGATAGTATAGAACCTTGGATTAGAAATGTCCAGCAGATTAGACAGGCGTGGGCGAATGCTTACGGACGACAAACAGGACAACAAATAGATAGTGCGACGCTTTATGGTCTTGGAAATGAAGAGTTTTTGCGTGGAAGTGGTATTTTTGATACACTTAAGGACTGGGCGAGCAAGACGGCGGATTCAGCGTCAGGATGGTTCAACACCGTCGCAAATAATATGCCGACGATGAGCGATGTTCGGCGTGGTGTTTCACGCATATTGCCTGATAGTGCCGAAAAATATCTGCCGTCAGGACTTCAACGCACTTTTACGGACAAAGCAAAGGACTTTTTCGGTTTTGGTCGTGGCGAATTAGAAGACAGGAAACGCCTTGCTGAACTGGCGTTAGGTGATAATCGCACCGTAGATATGTCACAGGGTCGCAAGTTGCGTGAAACGATGATGCCTTTTATTGCCGAGTTAGACCCCAAAGCAGAGTTTTTGAAGCGAAGAGGTGTTATATTATCAGGGGGCGTTGAGGACGGTATTCATACAAATATTAACGACCAATTGCCTTATGAAACATTCGGCGGTAATGTTGATTATGACGACTTTGAAGAAGCAACGCCATTCAAACGCAGAATTGGAATGCCTAACCCCTTTGCCAAGCAACCCAAAATGGATATATTACCTATGCGTCCTATTATGGAGACAAACGGCGAAGATTATGACGAGAAATTGGTACCCTTTCAACAAATATTCGGTTCAACTCGTGCCGGATTTGAGAAGGAGAAGGAGAAACCGAAGGACTTGGATGAGAACCCTGACCCTATTCGCATCACGAATGAGAACTGGAAGGTATTTACGGGCAAGTTAAAAGCACCTAAATACCGATTGACATAAAAAAAAATACTTACCTGTTCTTACCTGCTCGCCCGATTATGCCTTCGCCATCTCTGCCTGTGCGTCTATTGCTGTATTGAGGTCATCTTGCCTGTCGCACTCATCGCAAAGCATATTCTTTATTTCGCGAACGAACAAGTCCTCACCGCAATTTTGACAAACGAACTGATTTGGTTCTTCTTCTTCTCCATTCAACTTGTCAATCTCCTCCTGTTCTGCGATGTCTGCCTCAACTTTTTCAAGAATGAAGTGAGCGACATATTCAGCACATTTCTCAATCAAGAGTTCAACAGCAAACTCCTCGTGAGGTGTCAATCGCCCGCAGTCGTTCATATCGCAAATGCGATAGATTTGGTTGAAGAATGAAGGAATAATGTTGCCGTATCTGTGCGACATCGCAGTAACCTCTTGAAGATAAGCGTTGTTCTGTTTGTTGCCCGTCATCGTCTCGCACAGCGTTTCAAGAACAGTTTGATAAGTGCCTCCGCCACAAAGTTCATCGTATAAGTCAGCAAGTCCTTCTTTGCCCTCGTAGTAGGCACGCAACTCGCCGTAGAAGTGTATCAACTCTGCGTCAGTCGGGCGAAAATGACGCTCTTCGTCCTCGCTCAATATATTTCTCGTCGCGTTCTTGACTTGAGTTATAATCCTGTTCGTAAGCGACATTTCAACAGTAAGAACACGCATCGTGCGTTTAAAAGACATCGTAGCAATCGTAATAGTGCGACTATGATATATATATAATGTAAGATAATCTAAATCAATTTTTTTTGATATAGATTATTTAAATTGCTAAATTTTTATCATTAAAAAAATCTAAATTGAAAAAAAATTGATTTAGATTAATGATTAACATACTTAAAGAAGTAACGACTGTTATAAGTATATAACGATGCCTCCTTGTAATAATGCCTCCTGTAAATCCAAATTGACGAGTTTAGATACGCAACGCCGTTGTGCGTGGGCGAAGTATTACGCCGAACATTCTCGCCGTTGTGAATTATCAAATCGCGTGATGGAATTGATGAACCTTCGTCAGTACCGAAATATGAACGCTGGCGGTGCTTTGCCTGTTGAGCGTCCTGTTGAATTGCCTCAACATATCACGAACGAATTATGGGATATGGCGAATGAATTAAATCGTGAATTCACTTGTCCTGTGTGCTTTGAATTGCTTGAAAAGGAAACAATACATATTGCGTGGTGCGGGCATATTCTCTGTAAGGGGTGTTATGCGATGTTACTCCCGAAACCAGCAAACAACAAGAAAAGTTGCCCGACTTGTAGGCAGGATATATAAAGGACGATTTAAGTGAGGATAAGTGAGGTAAGTGAGGATAAAAACCTATTTTTTTGAAAAACACTATAGAAAACGCGAAAAGCAAGAAACTTTGACTTTTTGCCTCACTTAATCGTTCTATCCTCACTTTTTTATTTTCTTGTCATAATATAGAAAATGCCTCGTCCTCTCCCTCGTCCTCCTGTGATTAAATCCGTTGTAGATTTAGCAATTAAGGCGTTGTGTCCCAACCCTAATGTGTCTATTACTCTGCCCCCTAAAATTACCTTCAGTTGCCGATAAGGCGAAGCGGGATTTAGAAGGTTTTTTCTCCACTTTGTTTATAGAAGCAAAATGGAGAACATATTAAAATCCGTTGAAAAACTGGAGAAAGAACTCCAATCCCTTAAAGAAAAAGTGTTAGAACAAATGAACTCACAATCCGTACTTACCTTTGGTTCGCCGTTTATGTGCGACCCGTATGTCTTACCTGAACCTGAACCTGACTGCGTGATGCGTCGCGAGTATTGCGACTATTAGTCCTCACGCACGAGACGCCTGAAAATGTCCTTGAGTTGCTTCAATTCGTCCTTTGCCTTGTCGCCTTCTTGTATTTTCGCGAAGAACCTGTCATTTTGTTCGCGAATTTTCTCGTTCTCTGCCTTGAGTTTTTCAATCTCCTCCTGTGCCTTCTTGAGCGTATTCTCTGCTTCGGTGAGACGCTTCTCCTGCTCCTTCAACTCTTGCGTTGCGAGTGTCGTCACAGCAGGCAACAGTTCAGGATAGTTGTGAATGAGGTATTCAGCAACTTCGCCTTTTCTCTCGTCGCAAAACGCTTGAACGCTCACCCTCTCTATGTAATCACCTTCGTAATCTTCGTAGAGTGTGTCAAGCAACTCCTCGCTGTGATTGCTGGTGAAGTATTCAAGAGCGTCTGTCTCGTTCTCCCACCACGCGTATTCGGCGTAGTCGGCGAAGTTTTCAAAGATGCGACGATTGAATGACTCAAGGTCAAGGATTTCTGTGTCGCCATCAATTCGCAACGCCTCAAAGAGTTCGTCTTCAACATCGTCGTTATTGAGGTTGAAGACGAGGTAATTCGTGAATCCTTCATCACTTCGCTCCTTCACATAGTTCGCCATATATTCGCAGGTCTCGCTGACGATACTGCTCTCGTTCTTGTTCTGCTTGCTTGCCATTTCGTATATGATGTGTGCTTGATTGCTGATGTAGAAATAGATTGAAAAAACAAATCAATTTTTTTTCAATCTCACTATAAATCATAACATCTTGATATTTCTTGAAAATTAAGATTATTACAGAGGGTTAATAAATTATTTTAATTGTTAATTTCAGTATCAGGCAAATCACCACAAATCCGCCTATGTTTCTTGCTTGCGTAATGACCTCGTAAGGCGGTAAAGCGGACTTGCTCGCCACACTCACAAGTAAAATATGCTTTCAATAGGGATTGAAAACCTATTTTCTCTTTTATTTCATCCCTCTTTGCTTCAATCTGCGAATGATGCCTCTTAATGTAAGGGGCAAGATGCTTAAAGTAGTGTTCGTTGTTAATTGCGGACATTACTTTATATAATATAATATTTATTCGCTGGATTACATACCAAGATGCTTTGCCATACGACCGCCTGACTGACCGCCTCCTGACTGACCGCCTCCTGACTGACCTCCTCCTGAATATCCACCGCCAGACAGACCACCGCCCGACTGACCCATACCAACAGCATCCATCAAAGGACGAGCAAGCATCTTAACCTTGTCTTCAACAGCACCTCCAACAATACGAGCAAGACCCGATTTAGCATATTGAGGACGAGAAGAGACGGCAAGAACATCGGCACGAGACAGGATTGCCGTGTAGGTCTGTGAAGTTCCGCGTTCAATCGCGAAGACACCCGAGTTCATAGTAATAAGGACAATCTCGTATTGGTTGGCGTTAATTGCGAGACCAGTATTGTTCTCAACCTCCAATTTAAACAACAACTGGAATGCCCCGATGGACCCGGGAGCATAGACATCGTCCAGTTCAATATGACGACCGAACTCAAGAGCAAGAACCGAACCGCAAGTTGCGACCACCTCTGGCAAGGCAGTAGCACCAGCAGGTGCGGTCTGCTGTCCTTTATACGCACGACCGCTAAACTCGCTCCAAGTTTGGTTTGAACCGCTTTCAACGGACATCCGCCACAAGTCCCACTGGGTCGCTCCTGACAACAGACCCGCTTTGTTATTGAATGAAATGTTAATCTTACGAATAGGCAAGAAAGCATCAGCATCCGCTCCAGTTTGATTACCCATAATTTTACGGCAAGCAATAATCAACTTATCAGGGACGGAGTTCAACTGAATACTTTGAAATGTCTGCTCCGTTGTAGCACCATCAGCGAGAGGGTTGCTGACATTCGTCAAGTAGCGTGGATATTCCGCAAAGGGCAGGACATTTCTGGCACTAACCAAGTTAGACGGTTGGCGGGTCAAGAAGAGCATAAGCAAGCGAGCAGAGGCAACATTCGTAATCGTAGCATCACTAACGCTAAACCAAGTATTAGCATCACCAGTAGCAAAATTGCCAGCAGTACCATAAGCACCACGAGCAAGACGAAATGCCTTATTTGCGTTGCCGAGGTTAAATGTGAAATTCAAAGTTTGGACGCCATACATCCCAGCGTTGTTGCTTTCGGGGTCCATCCACAGAAAAGGAGACATCATCAACGGTTCTCGGGTTGTGAAAGTGACGGTAATGGTTTTAGGGTTGCCGTCATTAACATCGTTGCCCGTAATACTGTCAATAATAAACTGACCTCGGGGTTGAAAATCTTGGTCTAAAGAGTTGTCATTCCAAGCACCAAGAGGGTTGTTATTCGCCCCGAGTGCCTGATAATACTTCATATAACTATCATACTGCGTAGGAGTAGCGTTATTGTAGCGAGCAACATCGCGACGGTCACCGAAACGAAGTAATTGAAACATAATGTCCTTTTGGTTCTGTGATACGGTGTTGTTGTTGATAGTTGCCTGAATAGTATTACAGCAAGAATGAAAGGGGAATGGACCTAAAGCGGACGAGTACCCCGGATTGACATTTCTTGCTCCTGCTCCACCATATCCAGCAAGTGTAGTAAGAGTGAATTGGACGGTCATAGTGGTCTCCACCATAATACGCCTGCTAAAAACCGTGGATTCACTCGGCAATTGGACGTTGAAGGTAATTGAAGAGGGCGACTTTGAAATCGCCTCATACTGCGAAGGAGTGATATTCTGGGCTCCCTTGAAGACCGCATAACGAACCTTGTCGGTCGTCAATAGTAGGTCGTCTTGGACACAAATTTTCTCAAAATCCGCTGATGCCATAATTAGAAGTCGTTTATAATTATAGCAAAGATAAAAAAATGTGTAGAATTCCCCTAAATTAGAAGTATCCTTGGTCTTTTTTGCGAAAAAGTATTTTCAGCGAACAAGAACACCCGTTCTGTAAATAAAAGTCGTGGTAAATGCCGTAAATGTCTTTCCACTGGACGCTTATTTGAATACCATAGAGCGGACTATTGCCCTGTAAATCAATCAATCGGTATTCGGCGGTAGGTAGGTAAATAACATTTGGGAAATACTCTGTACCGGTATTCAAATTAACGACTAAATCTGTAATTTCGTTGCTTAAGTTGTCGTTCGCACCCGAAGAAGAATTTTGGTTCGTCAATATGCGAGGGATGCCGATAAGTTGAGGTAAAACAGGCACGAGTGTAGTTGTGAATACGAGCGATTGAATAGGGCATAATGTCGCACCTGTGCTATAAGGTTGCTCCATAAAAAATGAATTATACGGTGGTCCTGAACCTATCATATTTCCACTTCCATCTACATTTGCGGGGACATAATTGTTGAGCGACCCTCCTTTTTTGTTAAATACCTTAATCAAATAGTTCGCTTCGTTGTCATTAGAATTAAGAGGATTAGGATTGAATGTGTAATTGTGAATTGCTTGAAAGGATGAGAATAAAATGAAGAGAGGATTGTTAAAATAAACAAAACCTTCTGCGTTGCCTAAAGATAAGCAATCTTGCGTGAAAATGTCTGCTTGAGTGACTAAAGTTGCTTTTGCTGAACCTGCGTCCCATAAAAGATAAGGTTCATTACCAGCGACCCAAGTCACAGGCAGAGTAATAGCACCTGCGGTTGCCTGCGTGACAATATCAGCATAGGCAAGTTTTAGTGCTTCATTAATCATACAAATAAACGCCTGAATATTATTCACCCAGTAATAAGGGTTCGTTGCTTCTTCTAAAGTATTCGGTGAGGCGGAGGGAGGTGCTAAAGTATTGTTCTGTGGCACAAAAATTACTCTCTGTTTCGCAATCAATCTATTAGCAGGAGTAGCAGGAGGATTGTATTCAACACTCACATAATACACCGTGTTATTCCACGGTGCGACACCCACAGTATTCATCAGGTCAATCTGCGGTAAGAACAAAGGCATACTGCCTGCTGTGTCTAAACTAAATCGCACAATACTCAAGAAATAGTCGCTTGGATTGTCTAAAATAGGACTGCTTCTCACCTCGGTAAAGGTAAGGCGATTTGGTTGAGCGGTAGATGAAGTGGTAAAAGCAGGTTGGACTGTATTCACAACATCTAAATCATAATATATTTGCGAAGGTTGCGACATTATTGTTATATATCTTATGCTTATATAAAATATTATGCCTTTAATTTTTAAGTAATAATCCAAATAATATGTTAGGGTGTAATAATCTAAAAAACAAGTAAATAATCAAGACAATTTAGGTTATTACAGTAAAAATAAATTTATTTTTACTGTAATAGTGCTTTTTGGTTATATTATTATGGTAATAATCTATTAGGGGTCGGTAATAATCTAATAAATCAAGTGAGGATAGGTGCGTCAAGTGAGGATAAAAGACAGATTTTATATAAAATGCGTGATTTCATATAAAGTTGCGAGAATTATGACTTTTTGCCTCACTTAAAATGACTTGCCTCACTTAAGGAGCATTAAAAACCTTTGAGTTCAAAACGCGTTGAACTGAGTAAGCGTATGACCCAGCGAAGACAGCGTCAGGAGAGGTGAAAGTAATTACTGGATTGGCATTAGGGAGATTGGTGGTTATAACTTCATTAGGAGGCGTGTTGGCAGTACCAGCAGTTCTTGTTAGACAAGAAAGATACACTTGGTCGCTGGCAATAAGTCCGGGACAAGCGACATTAAGTGCTGTGGCAGCGACCTTGGTTATAACGCCCGATTGAATAACAACCACACCTGTTCCCTGACCCCCAGCGTTGTAGTTAGAAAGACCTGAAGCGGACATAGTAATAAGAAGTTGTTTATAACATAATGAAAGATAAAAATTTCGCCTAAAATCTATTAATTTATAATAGTGACGCCCGCATTTATCCCACCGACAAGAATCCAATCTTCTAAATCTCCACTTGCGACGAATAATTGCGAAGAAAAATTAGCACAAGTGGCGAATGATTTTCCCGCTAAATCGTTCGTCTCTTTGAACTTTGAAGTATTAGGGGTGATTTCAAATTTTACTGGCAAACCAGCAAATTCAGTTCCAGTTATAGTTAAATTACCCGAAATAGCACCACCACCCGTATCAACGGCATCACAAGTTAAGGTCTGCGGTGCTAAATTATCAACTGAAAAATTAAATATAACGACTTGTCCTGATACTAAATTAGTAGGGGATTGTGTCACATCTGCCGTAAAATTAACATTAAAATTACCGCTATTCAACCAATCCATTTCATCGCTTTCTATTAATGCTACTGTCTGTGCCTGATTAAACATCGTCATAGTCCCTGTATTTGGAGTTTGTTGCGGGAATTGTGCTGTATTTTCTAAATATATTTGACCGCTAATTCCTGTGACTGTTAAATCTGCTGGTGCGGTGAATGTAAAAAAAGTAATACCATTCTGGACAGTCGTATCTACAAGTGTTCCCGCTGTTGAAGGTGTGTTCTTGACTTGTGAGTTGTATGCGTGAAATGTTCTATCTGCGACTACAATACAAGTGTCGTTTGCTGTTGCTGGTTTTTGTATCTGTGCGATATATCCTGTTGAATTATCCTGACTATCTCTAAATATAGTTGCCGAAGAACCACCGCCACTCGCTTTCCATTCAAGTCCCGAAGGTTCGTTTGAATTCGCAGTCAAGACATAATCATTTGCTCCTACTGGTAAAATAACCCCTGCGATTGGTTGCCCTCCCACTTGAACGCCACCACCAACTACAAGGTCGCCCTTTGCTGTAAAATCAATCGCAACCTTACTCGCTGTTCCATCAGCATATTCGGTGAGTGGTGCGAGTGCTGTGACTGTGCCTGAACCGCCAGCATTTATCCAAGCAGGGACACCACCAGCGACACCTAATATTTGCCCTGCTTGCGGAGCATTCGTTAATGCCCCCACTTTTGCCACACCCGTTCCATAAGGTATTTCACCAACAATAGCGTTTGAAAAATTAATACTGATTTTGCTATTTGGAGCGGGGTCTGCGTCTTCAATTATCGGTAAGTTTGCTGTTATGAGACCTGACCCACCCGCATCTTGCCACGCAGGGATGCCACCAGCAACACCTAAAATCTGTCCTGCGTTGCCTATATTTAGTAACTGGTCTGCGAAATCGGGTGCTTGCCCTCCATATATCAATTGTCCCTCTTGTGTAAATTCTGTGCCTCCACCGCCCGGAATTAAATCCGCAAATAATTTACCAGTTGCCGAGTTAATAATAGAACTTGCCGACATTTCTAAATATTCGTATTTTTGTTTCTTTATATGTATCAAGAAAAAAAGATTATTTACTTAAATTATAAAAGCAACTCCGCCATTTATCGCCCCTGTCGCAACCCAATCATTTAAATCTCCACTTGCGACGAATTTTTGTGAAGAAAAATTTTCACAGGTGGCAGAAGTGAGCGGTGCTGGGTTTCCGTTCCATCTAAATTTCGCAGGAGGAGCGAGCGTAAAGGTTGCTGGTATATCTTGATATTCATCTCCATTAACAGTTATATTTCCAGAAAAATTACCACCACCCGTATCAATTAATTCAACGGTCGGTGTTATTCCTTGGACGGTTAATAATTGAAAAACAAATGTATATGTTGTTCCACCTATCACTTGATATGATTGATTTGGTTGCGAATTGATTGCGAGAAGACCCGAGAAAAATATATTAAATGAAGCAATTTGACTTGTTAATAAAACCTGTGTCGCTCCTGCGTCGCATAATTGACAAGTCGCCGTATCGTTTAATGCTTGCGGGGTTTGGTCGCTTGCTTGTATATAGACATTTGCCGTGAATGAAGTAATAAGAATATCATTAGGAGGCGTCCAAGTGAAAAAAACTTGAATGGGATTTGCGATGACATCAACAGGAGTACCCGTTGTTGAAGGTTGAGAACCTGAACCTGATGCTTTCCATTCTAACCCTGACGGTGTTCCTGAATTCGCAGTTAGGACTGTATCGTTTGCCCCTACTGGTAAAATGACCCCTGCGATTGGTTCTCCTCCCACTTGAACGCCACCACCAACTACAAGGTCTCCCTTTGCCGTAAAATCAATCGCAATATTGCTCGCATTCGCGACTGCGTATTCTGTGAGTGGTGCGAGTGCTGTGATTGTGCCTGAACCTCCTGCGTTTATCCATTCAGGGACACCATTCGCAACTCCTAATACCTGCCCTGCCTGCGAAGCATTCGTTAATGTTCCTATTTTTGCCTGACCCGTTCCATAGGGGATTTCACCAACATTCGCGGAGAAATTAATACTGATTTTACTACTTGTTGGTTGAGCGGGAGGAGGGGGGTCTGCTTCTTCAATCAGGGGTAAGTTTGCCGTTATGAGACCTGACCCACCCGCATCTTGCCACGCGGGGACACCACCAGCAACACTTAAAACCTGTCCTGCGTTGCCTATATTTAGTAACTGGTCTGCGAAAGCGGGTGCTTGACCTCCATATATGATTTGCCCCTCTTGTGTAAAGTCCGTACCTCCACCACCCGGAATTAAATTCGCAAATAATTTACCAGTTGCCGAGTTAATAATAGAACTGACAGACATTTTATCTAAATATTCGTTTGATATATATCAAGAAGATTATTTTCATATATATCTATTCACCACAGTTTTAATGAGAAGATAAACAGCAATATCGCAAATATTAGGCAGAACATAGTAAAATACACCACTAACGATTGTGTAAAGCATTTATACTATACAGAGAAAAAAAGTGAGGATGAGTGAGTTAAGTGAGGCAAAAAACCTGATTTTTGTAAAAACACTATAGAAATCGCGTAAAACAGAAAAGTTTGACTTTTTGCCTCACTTGAAATGTCTATCCTCACTTAAAATCGCCTTCGGCGATGTAAGAGCGTCGCAACTTAATTTTGCCGAAGCGATATTAACCGCACCCGTATCACCTGTCGCACCTTGCGGACCCTACCCGATTACATACCGAATCATCACTAAACCTGATGAACCCAGACCAGCAGTTCCTCCATTATAACTACCACCTCCTCCACTTCCAGTATTAGCAAAGGGAGCATCACCACCATTACTACTACCAAAACTACCACCACCACCGCCTATTGTGATG